ATCTACTGATATCCAAGACGGAAGTTTAGTTGAAGAAGCACCGGTTCCAGGAAACAACTTTGCATTTATGTATAGAAATGATACACAAGGTCCTGGTAGTAGTAACACAGGATTTTTTGCACACTTCCGTCAAGGTAGATTAGAAAGTGGACAATTTAATGTAGCACAGCCTACACCAAATTCAACAGTGTCAATAGACACTCAAAACATAAATGATTCAGATGTATGGTTATTTGGACTAGATGGTAATAACAATGAATCTGATCTATGGACTAAACTTGATGCTGTAGAAGGTAACAATGTAATCTACAATAGCATTAATAAAAAAATAAGAAATATTTACAGTGTACTAACAAGAGTTGATGACAGAATTAATTTAGTTTTCTCAGATGGTGTATTTGGTAATTTACCAAAAGGAAACTTTAAAGCATATTATAGAACAAGCGAAAATAGAAACATGGTTATTACACCAGGTGCTATAAACAATATTGCTATTAATTTACGTTACCTAAGTAAAAAAGGTAGAGTACAAACACTTACCCTTACAATGGGTTTACAAACAACTGTATCAAATAGTTCAAGAAGCGAAAGCAATCAAAGTATTAAACAAAACGCTCCGGCAACATACTATACTCAAAACAGAATGGTTACAGGCGAAGATTATAATGTTGCACCGTTAGGAGTTAGCCAAGAAATTGTAAAAGTAAAAAGTGTAAACAGAACATCAAGTGGTATTTCAAGATACTTTGACTTGATCGATTCAACTGGAAAATATAGTAATACTAACTTATATGGTAACGATGGTGTTCTGTATAAAGAGTATGTAACAAATAAATCTAGTTTTAATTTTACTACACAAACAGATATTGAAGGCATCATTATAAACAATATTGAGCCTATTCTAGCAGATCAAAAAGTTAAACATTATTATCTAGATAAGTTTCCAAAAATTAATACATTTGATTTAAACGTATTTTGGAATGTTGTAAGTGAAGACACAAATACATTTACAGGAAATTTCCAATCAACAGACGGAACTGGATATAATGTTGGCACATTTACAACAAACAGTTTAAAATATATCGAAGCAGGTACGGCAGTTAAATTCCAAGCACCTGAAGGCTTCCACTTTATGCAAGATGGTTCGCTTATGGCAGGCGCTGCAGATCATCCAGGAAGTTCAATATACAAGTGGACAAAGGTTGTAGCGGTTGCAGGCAACGGGCTAACAGTAGGGTTGTCAGATGCACAAGGTGCTATTGCATTAGCAGACAAAATACCAAGCCTATGTAGACTTATACAAATTCGTCCTAAACTAGCAAGTAGTCTTATAGATGATGTAAAAGTAGAAATTATTGATCAAACTTTTGCATACAATGACTTTGGTTTACGTTATGATGATGTTAACAGAGTTTGGAGATTAATTAAAGCAAGTGACCTTGATAAGAGAAGTAATTTTAGTACAGGTTTTGCAGGCAATGTAAGTAACGGAAATCTTGATGCAAGTTGGTTGTTGTTATTTGAAACAAACGGCGAAACATACAAAGTAACTTACAGAGGTTTAAGATACGTATTTGAAAGTGATAGAGAAATTAAATTCTACTACGACAGTGGTGATAAAATTTATGATTCACAAACTGGTAAAACAATTAAAGACAAATTAAGTATTTTAAGTATTAATACACAGCCTGACAGCACATCACCATTTACAGATAATTTTGATTTTGATATCTTAGAGTCTTATAGAGATAAAGAAGGGTACGTAGATACTAAAAAGATAGAAATAACTTTTGCTGATAAAGATGCAGATGGTATTATTGACGACCCTGAACTATTTTTACATATTGTTGATGAAGCTACAGCACCATTAACAAAACTTATTATACACGAAAAATATTTTACAGAAGCAGGTGTTGAAGATTTTAGATATATTGATGCTTCTAATATACAAATTTTAGAATCGCAAACAGCAATACAACCGTTAAGCACATATACAAATGGACAATTATTTTACTTTAGAGATGCAGACGTATTTAAAAAGTTAAATGCAACAACACTTGAATTAGAAACTAACAGTGACTACAAAGCGTTTGTTGGTAGAGACAAGTTAAAATTCCATTATGTGCATGTTGCAGATACTAACAATAGAATAGATCCAAGTGCAAGTAATATGATTGATACATATATGCTTACAAAAACATATGATAGAAATTATAGACTTTATTTAGATGGACAACTTACACAAAAACCGTTACCACCAAGTTCGGATGAATTGTTTAGGTCCTACGGTGCTGAGCTCAATAAGATAAAATCTATTAGTGACGAAGTTGTTTACCATCCTGTGAAATACAAAGAATTATTTGGTAGTGCTGCAAAGTCAGACTTGCAAGCAACATTTAAATTAGTAAAAAATCCAGGTGTTGTACTAAACGATAATGATATTAAAACAAGATGTATTGAAGCAATTAACCAATATTTTGCTTTAGAAAATTGGGACTTTGGAGATACTTTTTACTTCCAAGAATTAGCAACTTATATTATGAACAGGATTGCTCCTGACTTAGTGAGTGTAGTAATTGTTCCAAATCAAATTACACAAGGGTTTGGAAGTTTGTTTGAAATAAGAAGCGAAGTTGATGAAATTTTTATTAATAGTGCAACTGTTGCAAATATTGAAATAATAGATCAAATTACAGCAACTAGATTAAACGCATCAGGTAACGTTGTTACTTCAAGCGAAACAACAAATACTGGTATAACAAGCTCTGCTTCGTTTACTAGTTCAAACAGTTCAAACAGCAATAGCTCAAACAACAGCGGATCAAATAGTGGAGGAAGTTACTACTAATGTCTTACGATAACGATCAGACAGACGCACCTTTGCCAGCAGGCGGAAAAGGCGATAGAAAGAGTGTAGATTTACTTCCTAAGTATTTTAGAACACAAGCAAATAAGAAAATACTTTCGAGTACAATAGACCAACTTGTACAACCTGGCACAGCAGAAAAAATAAACGGTTACATGGGCCGCAAAAATGCAAAAGCATTTAAGGCAGGTGACACGTATATTGCTGACGTTACACAACAAAGACAAGATAGACAGTTAGAACCTGCTACTGTATCTGTAGACGATTTAGGCAATGTAAACTTTTTTGCAGATTACGCCGATTATATTAACCAAGTTAAAAACTTTTCAGGTAACAACGAAGATCAAAGCAGATTAAACAGTCAAGAATATTATGCATGGAATCCAAATGTAGACTGGGACAAGTTTACAAATTTCCGTGAATATTATTGGTTACCAAACGGTCCACAAACTGTTTCAGTATTTGGAAAAACTTTAGAAGAAGTAAGCACATATACAGTTACTACAGAGGACCAAGGTGATAATGTAGTATACAAATTTTCTCCTCCGGGGTTTGAACCAAATCCTGCACTTACTTTATATAGAGGACAAACATATACATTTGAAATAGACACACCAGGACATCCGTTTTCATTCTCAACTGATAGACGTTTTGCAGACGCACCGTTTACACTTGAAAAACAAGATGACGGTAGTTATAAAGTTATATCAGGAAGTGCAGACAATGTGTCAAGCCTTTATGTACAAGGACTTACAGCAATAGATTTAGAGGGTAATGAAATTGATCCTGTAAATGTTGAAAAAGGTAGAATTACTTTTACTGTACCATTTGAAGCACCAGAGCAATTATATTACACAAGTGGTAGTGACATTAACACAAGTGGCTATATTAAAGTTTTTGATATTATTGAAAACACACAAATTGATGTAAGCGATATCATCGGTAAGAAAAACTACACAAGTTCAAACAAAGTACAATTTACTAATGGACTTAAAGTAAAATTTGCTGGTAAAGTAACTCCGGAAATATATGCTAACGATGAGTGGTATGTTGAAGGTGTTGGTACTGATATTAGATTAGTTAAAGAAAGTGATTTAGTTATACCTGCAAGTTACGTAGGTGACAAATTAGTTCCATTTGATAGCGAAGGTTTTGACAGATTGCCGTTTGGTAATGCTAGTGCGTTTGCAGGAACAAAAGATTATGTTGTTATTAACAGATCAAGTGTTGACAGAAATGCTTGGACACGTTACAATAAATGGTTCCACAAAGATGTAATTGAAAAGTCTGCAGAATACAACAACGAAGTAGCAAGCATTGATCAAAGTGGCAGAGCATCAAGGCCAATTATTGAATTTAACGCAGGACTAAAATTATTTAATTTTGGTACTCAAGCAAAAGACGATGTAGACTTAATTGATTACAAAACTACTGATGCATTTAGTACAGTAGAAGGCGGCACAGGATACAATGTAGACAATACAAATCTTGCAGACGGTATGCGTGTTATCTTTAATGCTGATACTGATAGAAATGTAAGAGGTAAAATTTACAAAGTTAACTTTATCTTAATTGACAATATTAGACAAATTAGTTTAGTAGAAGAAACTGATGCTACAGCACAAGTAAATGAAACAGTATTAATTAAAGGTGGCGACACATATAAAGGTAGACTGTTTTACTTTGATGGCACTAATTGGAAAGAGTCACAAAGAAAGATACAAGTAAACCAGCAACCATTATTTGATGTTTTTGACGAAAGCGATGATAGTTTTGGTACTTACAATGCAAGCACATTTAGTGGTACAGAATTATTTGCATATGCAAAAGGCACAGGTACAAATGATGCTGAATTAGGATTTCCATTATCATATAGAGCTATTGAAAACTTTGGCGATATACAATTTAAATTTCCATTAGTAAGTGACTCATTTGTTTATGAAGAAAATAATAGTAATATTACTGTAAACGTTGAAACTGGTTATGTAAGAAAGTATACTGACCTAACATCATACGTAAGTGAAAACGGTTGGATCAAAGCAAACAAGCCAAGTTCACAAGCAATAGTAAGACAGTATGTAGCAGATACTACTGTAAATGATTTTGCTGTAGATGTATTTGACCGTAGCGGTGACTTAAACGACCTAGTTGTTAAAGTTTATGTAAACAATACTTTTAAGAAAGAATCAACACATTACGATATTAACAGAATAAATGGTGTTGCTTATGTAACATTTAAAACTGATTTAGAAACAGATGATATTGTATTATTAAGATGCTTTAGTAAAGCAACAAAAACAGACAACGGTTATTACGAATTAGCATATAACTTAGAACGTAATCCTATGAATGAAAACATAGGAGATTTTACTATTGGTGAAGTTACAGATCATGTAAGCACAATAATTGAAAACACTTTTGATTATAACGGCAATAGATTTCCAGGCGTTAGTAATTTAAGAGATATTGGTAACCTAAGTCAATTTGGTACACGTTTTGTAAAACATACGGGACCTATTGCACTTGCAAGTTATCATCTTACAGACAAAAATGCAAATATTATAAAAGCACTAAAGTATGCTAGATTAGAATACGCAAAATACAAAAGATTATTTTTGCAAGTAGCAGATACTTTAGGGTACGATGGTCCAATTAAAGATCATGTAGATAAAATTATTGAAGAAATAAACAGTCAAAAAACTGACGGAATGCCGTTTTATTTCTCAGACATGATACCACATGGTGCGTCTAAGCGTACATTACATATTGTAAGAGCAAGTGATGGCGTGTTTTATCCGCTTACTAAAACATTTAGTTTATCAAATTTAAGTGAAAGAGGAGTGTTAGTATATCTTAATGATGTAGCTCTATGTCACGGTACAGATTACACATTTACAGCAGAAGGATTTGTAAAAGTATCAGCAACACTTGCTGTTGATGACGAACTAGAAATTTACGAGTATGATACAACTGACGGTTGTTTTGTTCCTACTACACCAACTAAGTTAGGATTGTATCCTGCTTATAAGCCTGAACTGTATTTAGACACAACGCAAGAAACACCGCGTAACGTAATTCAAGGACATGACGGAAGTATTACTGTTGCGTATGGCGATTATCGTGATAATCTAATATTAGATTTTGAAAGAAGAATTTATAATAATCTAAAGCAAGCCTATAACACAGATGTTTTTGATGTACATGAATTTGCAGGCGGCAACTATAGAGATACAGGGTTTAGCAGGCAAGACGTTGATAGTGCAATGGTAAGTGATTTTGTACAATGGTCAATAATTGCAGGCGATCCAAATTATACAGCAAATACTTTTTGGAAAGACACGGATACATTTAGATACAACTATAAAAATATGTCATCTCCAACAGGTAAACTTTTACCAGGATTTTGGAGAGGTGTATACAAAGATGCATACGACACTGATCGTCCTCATACTCATCCTTGGGAAATGCTTGGCTTTACTATTAAGCCTTCATGGTGGGAAGCAGAATATGGTCCAGCACCGTATACTAGAAATAATTTTGTACTTTGGGAAGATCTTGAAAAAGGCCTAATTAAAGAGCCAGGTAAACCAGCAAAAGTTGATAACAGATATAAGCGTCCTGGATTAACAAATCATATTCCTACAGACGAAAATGGAAATTTATTAAGTCCGTTAGATAGTAACTATGCACAAAACTTTGTTGCTGTAAGAACAAGAGATTCATATGCATTTGGAGATCATACTCCTACTGAAAGTGCGTGGAGAAAAAGTAGTGAATATCCATTTGCACTAATTACAAGTTGGATATTAAATCAACCAGCAAAAGTAATGGGTACCGGTTTTGACTTATCAAGAATGCTAAGAAATAAAACAGGCAATCTTGTTTACAGTCCATCTAATACAATTATTAGATTAAAAGATTTAGTATTTCCAAATACGTATACAGACAATCAACGTGTTATTACAAGTGGTCTTGTTAACTTTGTATACAACTACATAGTTAGTGATATAAACACTAGTTATAATGAGTACCAAGCAGAATTAAAAACGTTAAAGAATCAACTAGCACTTAAAGTTGGCGGCTTTACTGATAAAAGTAAATTTAAATTAATACTAGATAGCAGAACACCTTTAAATGAAGGCAATGTATTTGTACCAGAAGAAAACTATAAATTATTTTTAAACACATCTGTACCTATAGAAATTGCAAATTACAGCGGTGTTGTAATTCAGAAAAATACAAATGGTTATGTTGTAAAAGGATACGATCAGGCTTCAGCTGCATTTAACTATTATGAACCTATACAAGCATCATCAGATCCTGTAATAAACATAGGCGGCATTTCAGAGTCATTTGTAAATTGGGATAGCGGAAAACAATATGTTAAAGGACAAAATGTTCGATATAATAATTTTTATTATAGAGTAAATTCAAGCCATGTTAGTGGTCCAAATTTTGACGATACTAAAATGTCTAAGTTAGCAGAGCTTCCACTTGTAGGCGGTAGATCAAATGTACTTAGAAGAAAGTTTACAAATCGTGTTAACACTATACCTTATGGAACATTGCTTACAAGTACACAAGAAGTTGTTGACTTTTTATTAGGATATGAAGCATACTTAAAAGCACAAGGTTTTAAGTTTGAATATTATAACAAAGATATAAGTGTTGTTGAAGATTGGACATTTAGTGTAAAAGAATTTATGTTCTGGACTACACAAAATTGGGCGGCTGGTAGTGTACTAACACTAAGTCCGGGCGCACAACAGTTTACATTCAACAGACAATATATGGTTGTAGATAATATCTTTGATAATTTTTATGATTATAGTTTGTTAAAAGCAGACGGTCAAAAATTACAAAGATCGTTTAGTAGCATTGCTAGAGATACTGAAAATGATTTTGGTCTAAGTGTTAGAAATACAGCAGATGGTATTTACAGCGTTAAACTACCATTGGTACAAAGAGAACATGTAATATTATTAGATAATAAAACTGTGTTCGGCGATGTTATATATGACCAAGAAGCAGGTTACAGACAAGAAAGAATTAAAGTTACTGGATATAGAAGTGATAACTGGTCCGGTGGACTAAACATACCAGGCTTTATATATGACGAAGCAGAAGTAAGAGACTGGCAACAATACAAAGATTATGGTATTGGCAAATTAGTTAAGCATAAAGAATTTTATTACGTTGCATTGGCTAACGTAACTGGAACAGAAGTGTTTATTGATTCACAATGGGAACGTTTAGAAAATCGTCCACAGGCACAATTAGTTCCTAACTTTGAATATAAAATTAATCAGTTTGCAGACTTTTATGACTTAGATACAGACAACTTTGATCTTGAACAACAAAAACATGCACAGCATTTAATTGGATATCAAAAACGTAAGTACTTAGAAAACATTATAAATGACGATGTAAGTCAGTATAAGTTTTATCAAGGAATGTTACAAGATAAAGGTACAAAAAATAGTTTAGTAAAACTGTTTGATGCTCTTGCAAGTGCTGATAAAGAAAGTTTAGAATTCTACGAAGAATGGGCAATTAGAGTTGGCCAGTACGGTGCTACTGATAATTTTGACGATGTTGAATTTTTAATTGACGAAAAGCAAATTAAAACTAATCCACAGCCAATAGAGCTTGTAACTAATTTACCTGCTAATGATACCGACACTATTTATAAACTCACCCCAGCAGACGTATATAAAAGACCTCAAAACTACGATCATAAACCGTTTCCGACTGTTGTAGATTACAAACAATTTACTAAAGACGCCGGATTTGTGTTTGATGCAGATGTTGCATATAGGATTAATGATAAGGCAGATATACTTACAGCTAATATTAATGTAATTGGTGCTAAGGATTATGTTTGGGTAACAGGCGACGAACAGCCATGGGACGTTTTACAACATGTAACTACTGATATTAGAGTAACTAATATAACAGGGTTTGACGAAGGTGCTGACGCATTTGTTGGTGTAGACAATCCAGGCGGCACAATCGAATTTGACAGATCACACTCTTTTAAAAGAGGTGATATAATTGGCTTGCAAAATACATCAACACAGAATGATGGTTTTTACACTGTAGAAGTTGTAAAGCCAACTAGTGTAAATGTTCTTGCTGGTACAAACAATAGCATCGAAGACCTAAGTGATATTAATGGTTACGTAAGTATTTTACGATCAGTAAATTTTGACACTATAAAAGAAGCAAACATTGTATTAGAAGAAAAAATAGCTGAAGACCAAAAAGTTTGGATTAATGGATCAACTAAAAATGACTGGGTAGTTGCTATACAAGATAATGTATACAATGATAAGTCGCATTATAATAATCCTAGCGATTACGACATTACATCTGCATATGAGTTTGGCTCTGCTATATCATCTAATAAAGCAAACACTAGATTAGCACTTGGCGATCATAGTGCAAATAATTTAAATGGTAATGTTTACACTTATCAAAGAGGATCAAATTTAAGAGATTTATTATTTGAAGACACGTTAACCTTAGACACTGATGCATATCCAATGGCAGACGGACATCGCTTTGGAGCAGACATTGACATAAGTGAAGACGGCAAATATTTAATTATTGGGTCAAGTACAGCAAGTGAAGTTGCTTCTAATTACCAAAGCGATTATAGTAAAACTATAGCGTATAATGAAAACGATATTGTTAAGTATAGCGAAAACTATTGGAAGGCTGTAAGAACAATTACTCCTGAAAGTAACAGTATTGCATTTAGTACTTTTGACAGTTATGCAAACTTTGAAAGATCAAGTGACAGTAGTTTACTAACACTAATTTTACAAGGTAGTCCATACTTACCAAACACACAAACAGATCACTTGTTAATTGCTGCACCTTTTGATCAATATAGAGGTTCTAAGCCACAAGACAAACTAGTTCTTAAGTGGAACAATTATACAAACTTTAATAGAAACATAGGTAGTGCAAGTCCTGTAGAAGTATTCCCAGAAGGTATTAACGCACAGAATTCAGCAGCATCATATACAGAGCCAACATCAACATTTATAAATGGCGAACATGTTATTGTAGAAAAGATTGATGCTGTATTATTAGTAGAACCGTTTACTGATCCTCCAGTAGATGGCGACATAATAAATGCAGTTGGCGGCTCAGCAACAGTTTACAAAGCATTCCAAAGAGACTTTAAACTTGTACTTTACATAAAAGATACAAATGGAGTTTTTGGACCAACTGGAACTATTACAAATAGTAACGGAACACCAATTGGCGATTATACACAACCAAACTATAACGGCACAACTGGTGCTGTAGGTGGCTGGTGGTATATTAACACAGGCACAAACTACTTAACATCAGATGAATTTACAGAAACAAAAGATTTTGGCGTACCAGCTTACGGTCTAGTATATCAAGATGTATTAGTTTACAATGAAAATACTCAAACATATGCTAGAACTATACCAAACTTTTATGCAAATGGATTAGATGATGTTGCAAGCACTATATTCCCAGATAGAGACGAACCAGTATTTGTTAGTGTTCTTTCTCATAGAGGTGCGGCATACGTAAATGTTGACGTTGACGGCGTACAAAATATTGTAGACAACAGATGGTTGATGAGAGTTCCGTCAAACTTAGCTGGAGAAATTACAACCGCAGGTGATCAGTTTAGAGCATATATTAATGATCAAGCAGATTCTCCAGACTTTGATTTGTTAGGTATTGACCCTAGTTACATCAACGACAACTTACACACTGTTGTAGATATGTGGGAAGGATATATTGACTTTACATTTACTAAAACACAGGGTGCTGATGTTGATATGTTATCAGATCCAGACGTTGACACTGGTGACTTCTTTGAACCTGCTTATGAAGGTAAAGTATTTTCAGATATAAACGGAAATATTATTAACATTAACGGAGCAGATGGCGACTTTATTAGAGATGAAATTACTGGCGCTAGAGGCCGTGTTGCATATTATATAAGACGTGCTGGAACCCAAGGTAGAGTATATCTTAAAGATGTTACAGGAACATTTACTCAAGGTAACAGATTACTATTAGAAACATTAGAAGGACCATCGCAATTACCAAACCAACGTATTATGGGTCCAATTAACAAAATATCTGTTACAGGAAGTAATACAGGTAAAATTGCTGTTATGCAAAGGGGAACTAACTTTCCTGCACACCCAGAATCATATGGCGGTTTACAGCAGTTTAGAGATTTAAATGCATTTGCACACATTAATAAAGAATTTTGGGTATACCAAGAAAACTTAACAGAAGCAGGTAAAGAAGCAGAAGCAAGCATACCTAGCACAGCAAATAGTGACTGGCGTCTTGTTTATAATTTACCAGTAGACACTAGCGGTTCGCAAGTAAGCAAACCTGTAAATCAAGGTGTATACAGTATCTTTAATAGGGTAGGAAACACATGGACCAACAGAGGAACATGGACAATTCCGGGAAGTACTACAAACAGTAATGTTGGTAAGCAAGTTGCTGTAACACAAGACGGCGAACTATACAGATTTTATGTAGGTTCAAAAGAAAACCTAACAGTTTTAAAACACGGTATAGACAAGTACGGTAAAAAATATAATTATGCATTAGATATTAATCCTCATTATAGAGGACCATACTCAGCTGATGCATCATATAAAACAGATGAGATAGTTTTATATAACAATCAATTATATTCAGCACTTACATTTCTAAAAGGTGTTTTACCCACTGACACACTTAAATGGACAACATTAAATAGTACAGTAAATTATCTTCCATCATTACCAAATGATGTAAACATTTACAATGACCCAGTGTTTAATGATTTAGGCGAAGGTGTATTAGACTTTACAAAAGAAATAAGTGTAAGCGAAAACGGTCAAGTACTTGCAATAAGTGTAATTACTGATACAAGTGTTGACCCTGATAACAAAGTACTTGTTTATAGAATATTAGATGACAGATATGTTTTTGATCAAACTATTGTTGCACCTATATCAAACACTGGTTGGGGAAGTAGTATAAGCCTTAGCGAAGACGGTGACACTTTAATAGTTGCTGATCCTGAGAGTGATGTACAAGGCTACAACACAGGAAAAGTATATGTCTATGCAAAAGTAAATGGAGCGTTTGAATTACATCAAACATTATCAGGTACAGGAACACTCAGTGAAAAGTTTGGTACTAAGGTTAGCATTTCACAAGATATTATTGCTGTAACAAGCGGCAATGGCGACATTATTACTGAAACAATATTTGATAACGGTACTACGTCATTTGATGATACATTTACAACATACCCTGATAAAAGAATAGACAGTGGTAGTGTTAGACTATACCAAAAAGTTAAAGACGCATACATACTTGCAGAAGAATTAGATTATGACGGCGATGATAATGTACTAGTTGCAAGTAGATTTGGCGAACAAGTTTTAATTAATGACAATCACATTTATGTAGGTGTTCCAGCAGATCCAAACTCATATTATGATGAAGATATAAATCCTGGAAGTTTTGTTGACTATCAAGTTACACAAGATAAAAAACCGTGGACATTATTAAGAACACCAAATGAAGTTGTTGACACACAAAAAATTAAATCAGCATTTTTGTACAACGTAAAAACAAATCAATTATCTACATACTTAGATTATATTGATCCTGTACAAGGTAAAATTGCAGGACCGGCAGAACAAGAATTAACATTTAAATCAAACATTGATTTTGCACGTTACAATGTTACAACATTACCTGACTACTTTAGTGAAACTTCTAATTGGGAAGAACAACATGTTGGCAAACTATGGTGGGATTTATCTACAGCAAAATTCTTTAATGTATATCAAGAAGATATTACTAACCAGGCAAACAACTGGAGCAAGTTAATACCTAACTACTCGGTTGATATTTATGAATGGGTAGAAAGTGATATTGTTCCAGCAGATTGGGATAACCAAGCAGACACAGCCGCAGGCTTTGCAAAAGGTATAAGTGGGTTATCTAAATACGGCAATGATGCATACAGCCAAAAATTAGTTTACGATCCTGTATCACAAACATTTAGCGACAAATATTACTTTTGGGTTAAAAATAAAGTAACTGTTCCTGTTCAAGAAGCAAGAACAATTAGTGCATCTGAAGTTGCAAAATTAATTGCTAATCCAAGAGGACAAGGTTATAGTTTTGTAGCATTATTAAGTAATGATAGATTTGTTCTTTACAACTGTGAAAGTTTAATTAAAGACAAAGACATTGCTTTACATGTAAGTTACTATACACAAGATACACAAGAACAAAATAGACATTTTGAATATAGTCTGTTAACAGAAGGACTAGAAACAAGTGTACCTAAAGCAGACATAGAAAGAAAATGGATTGACAGTTTACTTGGTTACGATTCAAGAGGACGTATTGTTCCAGATCCTGAGTTAAGTGCAAAAGACAAATATGGTACATTAAATAGTCCAAGACAAAGTTGGTTTGTTAATAGACAAGAAGCATTTAAGCAAGTTGTTGAAAGAGCAAACTTAGCACTTCAAGAAACTATTATTGTAGATGACTTTAGTTTTAAAACTCTTAACAGTGAAGATGTCCAACCGTTTGTAACTGACAGAACATATGATTATAAAATTGATACATTAGATGAATTAAACTTTATTGGTATTAATAAAATTAAAACCGCAACACTACAAGCATCAGTGCATAGTGGTGTAGTAACTGATATTAGAATTACTGATACTGGTAGAGGTTATAACGATCCTACATACGACAATACTACAAGTGTTGTAAGACACGGACCAAGTTTTGAATTGTTTGGTAACGGTAGCGGATTAGACTTTAATTTAGAAATTAATAACTTAGGACAAGTTAGCAAAGTAAACATTATTAACGGTGGTTCTGGTTATGATGAAAATTTAATAATTGAAGTAAGACCGCTTACAGTATTAGTTGAAAACGATAGTACAGTAAATAACAAATGGGCTATTTACGAATGGAATAAATCATCAAGTCTTTGGGATAGAGTAAAATCACAAAGTTACGATACAAAAGAATATTGGGATTATGTAGACTGGTATGCAACAGGTTATACACAATTTACAAGAATTGATCATAGAGTAGATGAAAGTTATCAGTTAGCATCAGCAAATGCTAAGATTGGCCAAATTGTTAAGATTGATAATATAGGTAACGGTGGCTGGTTATTATTAAAACGTGTTGCAGATACTAATTCTTTAGACTATACAATTGATTATGAAACTATTGGTAGAGAAAACGGTACAATAGAAATTAGTAGTAAAATTTATAATGTAATAGAAAATACAGTTGGTTATGATTTACTAGGCTACGACAATAGATTCTTTGATACTGAACCAGTAACTGAAGGTAGACAAATATTAACAGCATTAAAGAACGATATATTTGTAGATAACTTAGCAATTAAATGGCAAGAATTATTCCTTGCAAGTGTTAGATATGTATTGTCAGAACAACAAAATGTTGACTGGGTATATAAAACAAGTTTTGTAAAAGCAAAACATAATGTAGGCGAACTAGAGCAAAAGATAAATTATCAAAATGATAATCTAAGTAGTTATAATGATTACATTAACGAAGTTAAACCTTATAAGACAAACATACGTGAATATCTAAGTTCTTATGAAAATGTAGACAATACTAATACTCAAACAAGTGATTTTGATGTTCCTCCGTATTACGATTATACACAAAACGGAATAAAAACTAAATCTGTAAAAATTAAAGATAACGAGTTGCTTGGAGCAGATGCGTTCTTTGATGAATATCCATACCAGTCATGGAAAGAAAATTACGGATATAAAGTTACAGCAATTAATATTTACAATAGCGGAAGCAAATATACATATCCACCAACAGTAACTATTGCAGGCGGTGGCGGCACTGGCGCAACAGCAAGAGCATATATTGGTGCAGGCAAAGTAGTTAACATTGAAGTTACTAATCCAGGAAGCGGATATACTAGTGCGCCAACTATAACTATTAGCGGATCACAAGCAGATGGTTCTACAACAGCAATAGCATCAGCACAAATTGGTAACAGTGTTGTTAGAAGTCTACAAGTTGGTATTAAGTTTGACAGAGTGTCTGGACAATACTTTATTACAACGTTGCCTGAAACAGAAACATTTACAGGTACAGCAATAAACAATAAGTTTGATTTAAAATGGCCTATTAATTTAAAACGTAATAAAATAAAAGTTACAATTAATGGCACATTATTGTTACGTAGTGAATATGCATTTACTAACATAGATGATAAAACATATACATATGCTAGACAAAAAGGTCAAATACAGTTTAGTAACACTCCTGCATTAGGAAGTATTATTGTAGTTGAATACGAAAAAGATCCTGCAATATTAAATGCACAAGATAGAATTAATCACTTGTACAATCCTACAACAGGAATGCTTGGTAAAGATTTATCACAACTAATGGTTGGTGTTGACTACGGTGGTGTAGAAGTTAAGAGCTTTGGCTTTGAAGGTACATCAGGATGGATGACTGACGAATATGGAACAGACACTTGGGACAGTTACGATAACACATTTGAAGATGAAATATTCTTTGCAGATGGTACAACTGTTGCTATTGAACTTGCTAAACCTTTAGAAGACGGTGTTGAGTATAATGTTTACTTAAAACGCTTTAGTCAAACAAAGGCAATTAGAATTGATGATCCTAACTATGGTAATAATCCTACTAATAAATTAGCAATGATGCAAACACTAACAGGTGACGGTGTAACACAAACAATAAACTTAGCAGAAAATGATATTGAAGTTTCAGATGGTGATATTGTTACTATTAGAAAAACAACTTCAGATGGTAGTTTTAAACCAGACGGTGATAGTTACGATACAATACTTGAAGGCGGCGCCCTAACTTATGGTAATGCTGGTGGTATTAACGCAGACGACATTATCTTAGACGGAGATTTATTTGTTACTCCGTTAACAACAGGCGGCCCAGAAGAATTAGTTAATGGTCAAGTTATGGACTCTGTTAATATAACAGTTTATGAAAGAAACGGTGAAGGTCAGGGACAAATATATAATCAAAATTACTTAACTGATGGCACAACTACAACTTATCCACTAGGATTAGCGCCACACGGTAACGATGCTGTAATTGTTAAACTAGGTAATACAATAGTTGATAAAGCACAGTACACATTAGATTACAAAGCCCTTACAGTAACATTTAATAATGCACCTACAACAGACCAAGTACTAACAATACTTACAGTTGGAATAAACGGAGAAAATATAATTGATCTTGGAGTATTGTTTACAGAAGAAGGACAAAGTTCGTATGTAACAAATATTTTATGGAGTGATAGTTATGCAGTTTATCTTAGAAAAGATGGACAAGAGCCAGACGGACCTGAATTGATTGCTAAGAAAAGTGATACAGGCTTTATTGAATTTGTGTTTAGTCCAGTACCGCCTCCAGAAGGCACAAGACTAGATTATGAAATTTACTCTAATAATACACAAATTAATTATAGTAAAATACAAAAAGACAATATTATTGCTGACGGCTCAAGTGTTACATATAACTTATCAACTAGTGCAATATACGAAACACCTGCAGAGTTCTTTAGCATTGTAGAAGTTAATGGTGCTATTAAAAAGCCAGGCTACTCAAAAGTATTCCATATTACAGATGCAACACGAAGAGAATATACTTTAGAAACATTCCAAGTACAAGAGTCAACTCTAAGTCCTGCTGATACTGAAATATATCTTAATGGTAAATTATTAAACCAGCAAGATAGTTATGCTGTTAACATTGGTCAAAGTAGTATTACAATAGGAAGTAATATTTTGTCACAAGGTGATATACTAACTGTTTACTTTAGAAATGGTGATTATCGTGTTATTGGTAACCAAGTTACATTTACGGATTTACCAGCAGAAGACGATATTATAAATGTTTACACATTTAGTAATCATGATATATTAGATATTAACCGCATAAGTTATGATGTTATTAATAGAAGTGCATTAACGCCTGGATCAGATAACTTTTCAGCGTACCATCAATTAACAGGTGGTAGAGTATTGTTAAATCAACCAGCCAGCGGTGTTGAATATGTTTGGTTATTTAAAAACGGTTCCATGTTATCACCAAGTGTAGATTATAAGTTACAGAGTAACATGAAAATAATTGAGCTTGTTAACGAACCTGCTGAAAATGATACAATAGATATTATACACTTTACAGCACCAATTAGTACACCAACTATTGCATGGCAACAGTTTAAAGATATTCTTAATAGAACGCACTATAAACGTGTTGACAATAACGATGGTGTAAAACTAGCACAAGATTTAGCATTTAATGATCTTAGAATTGTTGTTGTTGAAGGAGCAGATAGATTACCAAGGCCAGATAAGCGTTCTAATAAACCAGGCATTATTTGGATTGGCGGCGAACGTATTGAGTACTTTGCAAAAACAGGCAATGACTTAAGACAGTTACGTAGAGGCACATTAGGAACAGGTATTGCATCAATACACAGTGCAGGATCTAGAGTTTACGGCGCAGGAGTAGAGAAAAATATTCCATATACTGATCAAACTATAGCTTGGACACCAGTTGATGCTGTAACCGAAGGACAAACTGAATTTACACTTGATTTTACACCTAATAGTGTAAATGAGTTTGAAGTGTTTGCTGCAGGAAAGAGGTTAAATAAGGCTGCTATAGCTACATTTGATCCCGTACTTGCAATTGATTCACCTGAAGGTGATGTAAATACACCAGCAGAGTTCACTGTAAATGGCAATACATTAACACTAACAAGTCCAATGAAAGCAGATCAAAAGTTAGTTGTTATTAGAAAAGTAGGTAAATTGTGGACAGACCCGGGCACTCCATTAAAAGATGCTCAAAACGACATTGGTAGTTTCTTACGTGGAGCAAGAAGTGAATTACCCGAATAAATATACTAGTAGGAATAGAAAATGACAAACACAATTAATGAACAAAACGGTGTATTTGTACAGGGGCATATTAAAATAAGTGACCCTAGCAGCGGCGAAGTCTTTGTTAACAAAAAGAACGCCATACACTATGAAAATATGAGTATTGCTCTTGCAGAATCTTTAGGTAATGCAGGACAAGGGCCTATTGCTGTAATGAGCTTCGGCAACGGCGGTACAAATATAGATACAACAGGAGTAATAACATATCTTACTCCAAACTCAACAGGAACAAACGCAGGTTTGTACAATCAAACGTTTACAAAGATAGTTGACGATAGAAATACAGATAATTTAGATCCTACTAGAAACAAGATTGAAACTAGACACGTAAATGGTACAAATTATACTGATATTGTTATTACATGTTTACTAGATTACGGCGAACCAAATGGTCAAGATGCATTTGATACAGCATCTGATACAGATAACAGTTTTGTATTTGACGAATTAGGGTTAAGAAGTGCTAGTGCAGACGGTATTATAGGCAACGGTAGATTATTAACACATGTTATTTTCCACCCTGTACAAAAGTCACTAAACAGATTGATCCAAGTAGACTATACGGTTCGAGTACAAAGCCTTAGCGGAGGTAACAGCTAATGGCATATCAAATCCAATTTACAGATTTTACAAATAAAGGATCTATTGTTGTAGAAGACAGAGAAATAAACAATACTGATACTAGTTTATCTCTACCTGGCAGAAACAGCACAGCATACGGCGAAGCGATTGCAAGCAACTTTTTGCATATTATAGAAAACTTTGCAAATAACAATCCGCCTGCTAATCCTGTTGAAGGACAAACATGGTATGATACAACAGTTGGCGTCGATGCACTTAAAGTATATGACGGAACAAATTGGATTGAATCAGGAGGCATCAAAAAAGGTGCGTCACAGCCTGAAGTTGGAAACAGCGTAATTGGCGACCTTTGGGTAGATACTAGTAATCAGCAATTATATTTGAACAACGGTTCAAGTTGGATACTTGTAGGACCAGAATTTAGTGAAGGATTATCTTCGGGTACAAAAGCAGAACTAATTCAAGGTACCGATGACAAAAGTTATAGAATATTAAAAATTGAAGTAGATGCACAACCTATAGCAATTATAACAAATGCACAATTTACACCTAAAGTAAACATTAGAGGCTTTTCAGTTCTTAAGCCAGGATTTAATTTAACTAATTTAACATTGTCAAGTACTATTGCCAAATATAACGGCACAGCAGAATCAGCAGAAGCACTTAGAATTGGAAACAATAATATTCCATCTAGTAACTTTTTACGTGCTGATGTAGATACAACGTCAAATGGTATACTTTATGTTAAGAATAACCAAGGTGTGCAAGTAGGTGCAAATTCACAGTTAGCATTAGAAGCATCAGGAGAAAGCGGAGTTGTAAAAAGCAACTTCAATGGTGCTAGTTTAGACTTCAAAGTTAAAAATGATCAAGGCGAACAAACAGCAATTAGAATTAAGTCTGACACTAATGTTGGTATCAATCAAGAAAATCCACAAGTACCGTTAGATGTAACAGGTAGTGGTCGTTTTTCAGGTAACTTAGATGTTAATGGCATTGAAGATGCAGATGATAGTTTTAATGATACATTAACTGAAGGTACTATTGTAACATCAGGTGGTGCAAGTGTTGCTAAGAATCTTAAAATTGGCGCAAAACTTACTGTAAAAGGTCAAACAAATATCGGTGGCGATGTTGTTGCTGACCCAGATGCATTAACTAAACCTAATATGGAAGGGTTTGGCACTGTTAAAGCAGATACATTTGAAGGTTTCTTTAACGGAAGTGTGTCAGGTACTATTAACGGTACAGCATCAAGCGCGGCAAAACTTAACAATAAAACTGTGTTTGAAATGACAGGTGATGTAAGTTCAGATCCAATAACATTTGATGGTGCAGGCGATCTTACAAAAACATTTACAACTACATTAAGTGATAGATTTATATCAGATAAAAGTGTTGTTGTTACTCCTCAAACAGGAGACGAATTATTAATTAACAGAACACAAGGCGAAGGCGGATTATTTAGAATATCTCAAACAAACTTGTTGAAAGGTGTTCCAAAAAATCCAGTAGCAATGATTGTACCTTTTGCAGGCGAAGTTGCACCTCCGGGTTGGTATTTGTGTGATGGAAAAGAAATTAGACAAACAGAAGCATCAGCATTATACAACGTTATTGGATTTAAATTTAAAAATCCGGTTGATATGGATAATTCGTCAGCATCATTCTTTACTTTACCAGATTTTAGAGGTAGATTTTTATTAGGTGCTGATAACATGGGCGGCTTACCAGCAAATACTACAACAAATACTAATGCAGATGCTGTAGGTAAAACAGCAGGTTCAGAATTTATAGATATTAAGAAAGAAAACTTACCAGAACACGAACACGACATGAAGTCACCTGGCGGTACACAGCATTATGCAATTATTGATGATACTGTACCACCCGGCGAGCAAGGAAGTATTAACCAACCGTTAAATATTTCCCAAGGCACACAAACAACTAGCGGTATTCCATCAAGCGGTGGAATAAAAGAAGGCGGAACAGACGGACAAGGATCATTTAGAGGTGCAGAACAATTAGGTACAGCAATTGATGGGTTACCACCGTTCGCTACAGTAAACTACATAATATTTGCCGATAATGTTTAGGAAACGATATGAGTTATAATTTAAATAAAACAGATGGAACACTACTTACAGAACTTGTAGATGGTATATTAGATAACAACACTACTGACATAAGTTTAGTAGGTAGAAACTATTCTGGATACGGCGAATTTATAAATGAAAACTTTATAAAGATGCTAGAAAACTTTGCTAATCCAAATAGTCCTGTAACTCCACTAAAAGGACAACTGTGGTATGATACAAGCGAAAACAAATTAAAGGTCTTTGATGGCACTAGTTTTCAATCAGCGGCTGGTAGTTTTATTAGCGAAACTTTTCCTTCAGGACCAGTACCAGGCGATACATGGTTTAGCACAGAAGAAAAACAATTTTATTTGTATGACGGCGAAACATGGACATTAATTGGTCCAGCATTTAGTAGATTACAAGGCAAAAGTGGTGTTATTACAGATACAATTTTTGATACAGATCTTAATGCAAAAACAGTACTAAAAGTTTTTGTAGACGAAATATTACAGGCTGTAATAGCAGGTGAAACTTTTACACCAAACCCAATACCTAACAACTTAGTACCAGGACTAGTTACATCTGATAATGCTACAGGCACTATTTTTAAAGGTGTAAACTTAATAGACAGAACAAACTTCAAATATAGAGGTACCGCTGAGTTTGCAGAAAACTTAATTAATTCAGAAACTGGGTTAGAAGTTAAAGAATCCGAATTAATGAAAAATAATACTGATCAGGTATTAGAAGGAAGATTAGACGTTAGAGTAAGTGCAGGTATATCAATTGGTGAAAACGATGATACTAGATTGTTTATGGATAACGGTTTTACTATTAGGAATACTAGAGCAGGCGATGATTTTAATATTCTTGTACGTGGTGCTAATGATGTACTTGACCAAACAAATGCGTTAGTAATTAAACCTACATCAAA